TGCAGAAAATTTAGATGAATCTATTTTATCTCAAATAGGAAGTGAACTTGTTTCAAACTATGAAGATGATAAACGTTCGAGACAACAATGGGTAGATTCATACGTTAAGGGACTAGATCTTTTAGGATTCAAGTACGAATCACCAGCCCGTCCTTTCCTTGGGGCAGCAGGAGTAACTCACCCTCTTCTTGCGGAGTCAGCAACTCAATTCCAAGCGCAAGCAATCAAAGAGTTATTACCTGCAGGTGGACCTGTAAGAACTGAAGTTCTAGGAGCACAGACTGATGAAAAAATAAATCAGGCTAATCGTGTCAAGGACTACATGAATTACATGATTACATCAGTAATGAAAGAATACACTCCAGAGATGGATCAGATGTTATTCTTACTTCCTCTTACAGGTTCATCATTCAAGAAAGTTTATTACGACCCAGTCATTGGAAGAGCTTGTGCTAAATTTATTAAAGCTGAAGATTTAGTGGTTCCTTATAATGCAACTGATTTATCTGATGCACTTAGAATATCGCAAGTGTTACAGATGTCTCAAAATGATTTAAGAAAATTACAAGTTAATGGTTTCTACAGAGATATAGATTTACCAAGACCAAGTTATAAGTCAGATAAAGTTCAAGACAAAATGAATGAGATTGAAGGAGTTACTTCAACTGACAATAGACAAGCAAATGCATTATATAATTTAATAGAGGTGCACACAAACCTTGATATACCAGGTTATGAAGATGAAGATGGTATCAAAGTTCCTTACGTTGTAACCATAGACGAAGATTCTAGAAAAGTGTTATCAATTTATAGAAACTTTGAAGAGAATGATCCATTAAGAAAAAGAAAAGATTTTTTTGTTCATTACAAATTTTTACCTGGTTTTGGTTTTTATGGAAACGGTTTGATTCATACAATTGGTGGTTTATCAAGAACTGCTACAACTGCTTTAAGACAATTACTTGATGCAGGGACATTATCAAATCTTCCTGCTGGTTTTAAATCAAGAGGTTTAAGAATAAGAGATGATTCAGAGCCTTTGCAGCCAGGTGAGTTTAGAGATGTAGATGCACCGGGTGGTAACATTAAAGATCAATTCCAATTTTTACCATTTAAAGGACCAGATCCAACTCTTTATCAGCTTCTTCAATTCTGTGTAGATTCTGGAAGAAGATTTGCATCTATAGCTGATATGAAAATGGCAGACATGAATACACAAGCTCCTGTAGGAACTACTATGGCGGTCCTTGAACGAGGGTCAAAAGTCATGTCGGCGATTCACAAAAGATGCTACTACTCAATGGGTCAAGAATTTAAAATGTTGGCTGGAGTGATTTCAGAATCACTGCCTATGGAATATCCATACGATGTTGTAGGAGCAAGTAGATTGATTAAACAATCTGATTTTGATGACAGAGTAGATATACTTCCAGTAGCTGATCCTGATATTTATTCAATGACACAACGAATTCAAATAGCACAAGCATCTTTAACACTTGCACAATCTAATCCACAGATGCATGACATACATGAAGCTTACAAAAGAATGTATCAAGCACTTGGTGTAAAAAATATTTCAGGAATTTTAAAACCACCTCCAGGGCCACCTAGACCTTTGGATCCTGCAACAGAAAATACTGGAGCGTTACAAATGGTTATTCCAAAAGCATTTCCACAACAAGATCACAATGCACACATTGCAGCTCACATGTCATTCATGACATCAAGAATGGTGCAGATAAATCCACAAATTTATGGTCTATTACAAGGTCATTTGATGGAACACGTGTCATTACAGGTCAAACAAGAGGTACTAGCTATGTTTCAACAGAATCAAAGCATGGCGCAACTACAACAAACTGATGAAGAAGCGTTTTCAATAGAGTTTGAAGCAGAAGTTGCACGAAGAATTGCTCAAAAAGTACAAGAATTAGTAGCAATGGAACAACAATTCCAATCTCAACAGAATCAAGACCCACTTTTAGCACTAAAAACACGTGAATTAGACCTTAGAGCGATGGATATTCAACGAAAAGCACAGGAAGAAGCAGCAAAAATGGAGTTTGAAGCTAATAAATTCTCTGCACAACAGACTTTAGGTGAGGACAAGTTGAATTTAAACGAAGAATTAGGTAAAAAGAGGTTAGAACTGCAAGAAGAAAAACTAAATCAGGAGAAAAAAGATGCCTAAAAGACAAACAATGCCAGATAGCCCTAGACGACGAGGGCGTGGAGGCCCACAAAGGAGAAAAAAGAAAAAAGGACCTGGATTCGAAAGAAAATTTCCAGGACCAGCTAGTCCATTTAACCCTGTAGAGGTTTATGAAGTAAAATCTGGTGGTATGGCAGGTAAAAAATCAGGACCACCACCAAAAAGTGGCCCAACACCTCACGGCATGAAGCGTGGAGGTATCGCAACGGGTTGTGGTAAAGTTATGGGAGATAGACGAAAAGTTACAAAATATTACTAATGAGAAAAAAAGTAAAAAAAGTTATTAAAGGTTTAGAAAAAGCATCTAAGACACATGCTAAACAAGCTAAAGTTTTAAAAAGTGGTTTAAAAGTTTTTAAAGCTAAAGGTGGAATGGATGCAAGTAAAGCAGATTTTAAATCACCATCAGGAACAACTGGAGCATCAAAGGGTCCTTCAGCTAGAGATGTTGCGATGGGTAGTGGTGGTAAACAAAGTGGCGGAACAAATACAAATATAGGAGTATTAGGTGGAGGAAATCAACCACCTTCGGGTCCACCAAAAAGAAAAATAGGAGGTCCTGAAACTACAAAAGATACACCTTATAAGTCAAATACAGGTTTGAATCTTTTAGCAGGTGCTATTTTACCTGGTGGAGGACTAATATCAGAGGCTGCTCAAAGAAAAGCTTATAAAGATAGACAAAAATACGCTAGAAAAGAAGGTTTATATAAAGAATATTATATTGGTAATCAATATAATCCTGATCCATCTAAAAGAACACTAAAACCAAATTCACCAGAAGGTAAAGCTTTTATAAAAGAGGCAAAACCCGCTCCTAAACCACAATTAGGGGGTGGAGATGGAGGAGGTAATTTACCTAGATGTCCTGATGGAACTTTACCCCCATGTAAATTAAATGTTCCAAAACCAAACGTGCCAATTGGTAAACAAACATTTGAACCAAAAATGTTTGAATTTAATTTTAAAAAAGGTGGTTTAGTAAGAGGTGCAGGAAAAATATTGCAAGATAGAAATAGAAAGGTTAGAATATTCTAATGTGGTTTCAAGCGATTAAATTAGCGTTATCTACAGGCAGTAAGATATACGCTAACAAACAAAAAGCAAAGATGGCAATGTCGGATGCACAATTGCTACACGCAGAGCGTCAAGCTCGAGGTGAGGAAGCTTATCAAGGCAAATTATTAGAAGCCCGTCAATCAGACTGGAAAGACGAGGCGGTTTTGATAATTCTCAGTTTGCCCGTGTTGGTGCTTGCCTGGGCAGTCATAAGCGATGATCCATCTGCTATGGAAAAGGTAAAACAATTCTTCGATATGTTCTCGCAGCTACCTTCCTGGTTCA